AAGAGGATGAAGTGTTCAATGAAATACGCCCACTGATAAAACAAGTGTACAGTGGTGCCCATCCTCCGTCTTACGCATCGTCTTTCAATTCGTTAAGTAAGGATTTGGACAAATACGAAAAAACAATCAATGCGGTTACGGCGGCACGCTATTCCAATCAGTACCTCGGTACGAATTACAAGAAGAATGACAGTGTGCAATGGGTGTACATTGATGATGTGCCCGAAGGACAGCCCTACACGAATGTGATTGCTTATGAGGATGAGCGGCAAATTAGCGAGTACAGTGTGAATTGGTCGGTCACTGTTGAAAAATGGATTCATGATAAATTGAAGACCGTGTACTATGGCCTCGGTTGGGATTTGGAAAGGCTGACGGCACGCCGAGTGCCGAGAAAACTGTGGTGATATGATGAGCAGGATTGAAGACGAAGTGTGTAAGAAGATTCAGCAACGGGCTGAGGTCGGCAAGAACAAGTACGGGGTGACCATGGAGACAGCCCCGTTGTCTCGCCTTGAATGGCTCATTCACGCACAAGAAGAAGCCATGGACTTAGCCGTGTACCTACAGAAGTTGATTGAAGAGGAGATGAAAGAGTGATTATTAGGCTCATTGTTGAATTGATTAGGGGGTATCTTGAATGAGATGGAACCCCAACGGTGATGGTAGTCGCCCAAGTATTGATGACTACCTCGCTGAGACAGGTCACGAAGAGGAGGCTGAGTCCTACCGCATGAGTACCTATGCGTGGAGTCCAACCCTCACGCCCGACAAGAAACTGCGAGTCACCAAGTCAAGCCTCGGTACCTTCGGTTGGTGCCGCCAGCAATACTACCTTGAGAAGTTCAAGGGCTTGCGTGGTGAGCAACAAGACCACCACATCCGTGGGCTGAATATCCACGACATGATGGAATGGTTTTGGGCTAACTTCACTACTGAACAAGAGGTTGAGGTATTGGCACTGGCTGATGATATACCAAAGGCTCGTCAATTGTTTTACGATGCCTTCCCTACACCACCCGAACCGTACATCTACGGTGAGGATGAGCAGATTGCACAATGGGCTGAGTGGCAGTTCCAACGCCTTCTACACACAGGTGGCAAGCAGTGGCGACCCGTGGGAGTTGAGGCTAACATTCACGCCACACGCTATGTGGAAGTGGACGGCGAGGGCATTCCTGTACACATGAACGGTTTCATTGACACCTTGTTTGCTGATGATGATACCTTCGCACTCATGGAATTGAAGAGCGGTAAGTACAGCACACGGAGTAAACCGGGCAGTATGCGAAAGGAAATGGCATTCTACAAGATGATGCTGGAACACAGCAACCACGCTGAGTTCCTGCCCATCACTCACTGGGGATGGGAGTTCCCCGGTGGAGGCATCAATGGGGGCGACGGCCCTGCTATATTTTACGAGAAGGAACGGGCAACGAGTATGCAATCAGTTGAGAAAGCATTGCAGAAGTTGGTTAAGGCTCACATTGACATGGAGTTCCCGCCCGACCCGTGGATGAAAAGAAAACTACACGATGAAGAAACACCTGAGGAAATGTTGGAGCGCAACGCACTGAAATGTTCGTGGTGCGACTTCAAGGAACACTGTTCCTTTTGGTCACTAACCGACGAGTTCCTTGACGAAATTATGGAGGAAAAACAATGAGAAATGCGGCAATGCTGATGGAAAAAGTGCTGAACGACACAGTGAACAAAGAGAAGTACAGGGTGCGAGTCCAAGTGACGAAGCATGGCAACTTGCCAAACCGTGCGCCTTTCATCCGAAAGTCGTACCGACAAACAACCCTGCAACAGTTCACGGACAGCGGTATTGGTGAAACACCACACACCGTTGGCCCGCTGGACATCATCTACACTGTGCAGGCTTGGTACATGAAAAGTGAGAACATAGCCAAGACGCAAGACCAGTTGAAGAAAGACTTGGATGAGTACCTGTTTAGCCTACGGTGATTGCAGTGCCTTTTGTGCCCATTGATTATCCTCGTGAGGTGCTTGAGTTATCAAGCACAGGCGAGAAGGGTTGGCGGCGCATGGTGAAAAACGCTGAGGAATTGGAATCCTACTGGCGAGGCAAGAACGGTAGCGGTAATGTTTACTTCACAGCCTACGGTTATACGGCTACACAGGCACCGAAGCATCACCGGGTGGACTACAACACCCCACTCATTCATCACTTCGTAATGGACTTTGATTGCAAGGACTTCAACAACCGTGGGGCCGATGTAGCGTTTGAAGTGCCTCAAGAAGAGGTGCGCCGCCTACATCAATTCCTTATGAAAGAAAACACCCTGCACTACATTTGGTTCAGCGGGGGTGGGTTTCATGTGTGGATTCCGCTGGCTGAAACACTTGAGCCGAAGAGCGGTGGTGAGGTATCTCGCATCAAACAGTCGGGGCGGGTGCTGATTAAATCATGGGAAAAGGAAATAGGGCCGTTGAACTGTAACGACCCGACTGTGATGTTTGACACCAGCGGTATGATTCGCATACCCAACTCATACAACGCCAAGCGTGGTGTATGGTCCGCACCGCTCACCAGTGAAGAGGTGATGACCCTCTCGTTTGATGACTTGATGGACAAGGGCATGGAAGCACACAGCGGGTACATCGCCCACGGCGAAAATAAATTACTGATGAATTTAATTGAAAACAAGTTTGCCCAAAACTTTGACCTCAAACCAGTGGACTTGCCCACGGTGTCGCTCAATGACATTCATGTGTTGCCTTGCTTGTCGCAAGCGGCCATGGGTGGGGGCAACCCGCCGCACCGGGCGAGGTATCACTTCGCATCTTACTTGGCCGACCGCTTTCGTATGTTCTTTCCTGCGTGGCGTGTAGGAAATGAGGAGAAGGAAGAACACATAAAGAGCATCGTGAGCATCTGTGAACAGCAGGAGTGGGTGGACTACCGATACGAGAAAACTGAGGAGCAAGTACGGAGCATTGTGATGACGGGCTACTCGCACGCTACATGCTCTACACTGTACACCGAGGGATTTTGCATGGGGAAATGTAAATACCACGACGGAACAGGGGTGGCTTTATGAGGAATAAACGAGTGCTGACATTGGTGAAAAAACTACTGACTGAAAATGATGTGTTGAGTACACAAGAAATCCATGACCAAATGGTTGGGAAACGATATTGCCCATCAAGAAATCATTTGGGGACTATTCTCGCATCTCTTCCGTGGGTAGAGGTAGAGGGTGAATACAGCGTCAAAGAAGGCGGAGGCAAGAGAAACTTGTGGAGGTTAAAAAATGAAACCCCAACTGATAATTGACAGCAATGAGCGTGGTTTGCTTTGCGAATCTGTAGAGCGGAAGGCCACCAAAGCAGGATTAACCGTGGCTCGCCAAGCCTTGATAGTAGGAGACTACCAACTGGGTGGGGCGTGTGTTGAGGCCAAGAGCATAGGCGACTTGTTTCAATCAAGTCACAGTGGACACCTGTGGCGACAACTGGACAACATGGATGCCAACTACGAGCGTTTCTTCCTTGTCGTACACGGCGACATCGCCAAGTACATCGCCATGGCGAAAAAGAATGGGCGTTCAAGAATCTCATACTCCAAGGTGCAAAATGAATTGATAGGCACGATGGCCCGACTGATGGCTGATTTTGATTGCCAAGTGTTTTACTGCAACAATGTGAGTGAAGCGGCATCGTTCATCGTGCGTCTGCACGGTAAACTGCACAAACCAGCAAGCAAGCACGGGGCGCAAGCCATACGCCGTGTAGCATCCAACGACCTACGCCTTGACATGCTGATGACCGTGCCGGGTATCGGGCAGGAAACAGCGGAGAAGTTGCTTGAGAAGTGTGGAAACATTGAGGAGATGTGCTTCCCCGAATCCATCAAGCAGGTAAAGGGGCTTGGAGAAGTGAGAAGGAAGTTATTAGTTGATGTGCTTACGAGTGAAGAGCCTGTGCGCCAAGAGCGCAAGGTTCGTCGTTGAGTATATAAATCAGCAAAGAAAGAGGAGTTGAAGAATATGCTCAAAGAATACCGTGCTGTTGAACGATTCCCCATTTTGAAGGCATACCTTCATCACTTTTCGCAGACCTCAATGAATAACGAAATGCCGGGTTTGCTGTCATTCTTTTTCATTCAAGGACAAACCACATTACCATACCTCCGGTTGCCTACCAGCGATACTCACCTTGACTTGCGAGTGCATGTCTTTTGGATTCAACCGTCCCGTACAGGGAAGTCAATCGCTTGGAACTTTATCAGCGACATCATGGAGCAGGCCGAGATTCCTTTTGAGTTGTTTGCATCCGGTACAGATGCAGGACTGATTGGCTCAACAAACAACATCGTGGATGAACACGGTAAGCCGACAGGCGAGGTAGAAACCGTAGAAGGACTCCTTGCGGGGCGTAAGGCCATCAACTTTGACGAAGGCTCCATCCTTCTCACACCCAACAAGCACAGTCAAGAGACAGTGTTGTACCTACAAACAGCGTGCAACCCCGTAGGTAGCGGCAACAACACACTCGTGAAACACATGAAAGGTAACAAGATTGAGTGCCCCTCACTGGTGTCCTTGTGGATTACTACCTACCCACCAAAAGGTGTCAAGGATTATGTTCTCACGAAGGGTATCTTCCAGCGTGTGTTGTTGTACTACCGCCACTGGGACATGGACGAGCGACAGGAAGTGAGTAATCGTCGTCTTGGTACTTTCTTTGGCCGACCACCCAAGAATAAAATCACCAAGGATGATTTGTACGATTACTTCAAGGACACAGATAAACGCCTTCGTGACCGCCTGCTTGACATGAGTGAACTCACTTTCACACAGTGGTCGGAGATGAGCGGTGACGAGAAGGAAGAGGTTGTACAGGAGTACATGTGGGAGATGTTCACCCCTGCCAACGATTATCAAACCGCACTGTATCAAGCGTCCGATGAATTGTACGATTTGTTGCGTAACATGAGTCCATCCATGTCCGAGATTGTGGCATCGTTTACTCCCGCCATGGAGAATTACTTGGGTATCTTCTCAATGCACATGGCCATCCTTGATGAGAAATGGGAGGTCACTGCCGAGCATGTTGACTTGGCTCACGAGATTTTGATTGACCTGTTCCAAAACCTCATCGCATGGCTTGAAGACTCGGTTGAGGTTGGTGGCAACAAGCAGAAGGAAAGCAGGGCACAGGAGGGTATGATTGCCGCTTACAACGAGTGTCAAGCCTACGAGATTGAAGGACACGGTGACGGCTGGCGACTACGCTCCATGTTCTACACCACCTACATGGACAAAGCCAAAGTGTCCAAGAGCACCGCCGAAAGGCACTTCAAGGATTACGGCGGCTCGCTGTTCAAGAGCAGAAAGAGCGGTGGGCGTGTGTTCATTCGCAAGGTAGGCGATGCACAATGAAATGCGAGTGCGGTCGTGAAATCCATCCACGCACAGGCATGGGTATGCCGGGGGCATTGTATGACCACCTTTGTTCGCTTTGCGCTGACAAACAAAGGTGGAGCGGTTTTTTGAAGGAGGCTTCACAATGAGCGATATACTGGCACTTGACATTGAAACTGCGAACTTTTCCCATGAAATAGGAGGGTGGCACAACACTCACCTGTTTGAGCCATCGGTGGCCGCTACATGGGATGGGCACGACGGAACGATTTACTGCAACGAGGGGCTGGATGTGGACAGCACGGTGAAAGCCTTGCACCCACGCACTCTCGGTGATGATTTGGCCGACCATGTGGACAAGGGTGGTAAAATCCTTGGACACAACATAAAGGCGTTTGACCTACCAGTGCTAAGGGATGCACTGGATTGCTGGACAGCCAGCGACTTGATGAAATCGGATGCTGTCATTGATACTCGCAACTTGGTACGCAGTGCATCACTGAGTGTTGAGAGGGTGGACACATCGCTTGGAATGCTTACCAAGCACACCTTCAACACCAACAAGTTGATGAACAGTGCCGATGCACCTGTGGCTTGGAGAGAAGGCCGGTACGACGAGGTAGCGAAGTATTGCTTGAGCGATGCTAAACTCACCTATGACTTGTACCAGTTTGGAAAAGCCGAGGGACATGTCCTCTCAAGAAGCCTTGAGTCGGGAGAAGTTGTGGAAATTGAAGTAGATTGGTGAAGACAATGACGGAGAAGGATAGTGCAAAAGGCGGAAAAGCACAGATACACAATATTCGGGCGGCGAAGACGGTTGCTGAAACTGTCAAGACAACGCTTGGCCCGATGGGTATGGACAAGATGATGGTTGACGGTGGCGGAAATGTCATCGTCACGAATGACGGAGCAACAATCCTGCGAGAATTGGATGTCTCCCACCCCGGTGGGAAGATGATTGCAGAAGTCGCTCGTACCCAAGAGTCGCTGTGTTACGATGGAACAACGAGTACAGTCGTCCTTTCGGGACAACTGCTCGGCAACAGCGAAATGCTGTTTGAGAAGGGGTTGCACCCCAATGTGATTTGTCGTGGCTACCACGAAGCCGCTCAAATGGCGGTGAAGTATCTTGCTGATGAGGTGGCACAAGACAGCAAAGACCGTGACAGGCTCGTGCATGTAGCCAAGACCGCCATTACAGGTAAGACTCTTGAAACGGCTCTTGATGCAGTGGCCGAACTGTGTGTGAGCGCAGTGGAGAAGGCTGGCGATGCTGAGAGCGTCAAGGTCGTGTCATTCCCCGGTGGCTCGCTTGAGGACTCATACCTGTACAACGGTGTGATTGTCAACAAGGACTTCGTGCTTGAAGGTGAGAACGATTACCAAAACATGTTGCTCATCAACACAGGTCTTGAGACTGAGAAGGCTGAGGACAATGTACAGGTGCAACTTGATGCGAAGTCGTATCAGTCATTCAAGGGTGCAAGCAAAGCAGACTTGGTGGCCAGTGCAAAGCACATCGTAGATGCCATGCCCAAGGGCGGTGTCGTGTTCGTGCGTGATGGTGTGAGCGATATGGTGTGTTCGTACCTCAAGAAGAATGGCATCATGGTCGTGCGCCGTATGCCCGAATCATCCATGCGTGCCTTGGGCCGCATGTCGGGTCTTGACATCGTACAGGTGCCGGAAGAGATTGAGGGTACCGCTGTTGTTTCAATTACTCGTGAAAGAAAAAACGATGTTTGGTATTTATTTGTTGGAAGCGAAGAAGAGAACGAAGAAGCAACGCTGGTCTTGCACGGTGCCACCACGCACACGCTGGAAGAGGTTGAGCGTGGGTTTGATGATGCACTGGGTGTTGTCTCGCTGGTCATGAAGAGCGGGCAGTTTGTCGTGGGTGGTGGCAACGCCTATGTGCGTATGGCCACGCACCTGCGCCAACACGCCGCCTCGGTGGGTGGACGGGCACAGATGGCCATTGAGTCGTTTGCTGATGCCTTGGAGGTCATTCCTGCCACCATCGCTGAGAACGCTGGTCATGACCCGCTGGACACGATTCTTGCCATGCGCCACGAAATCCTACAGGGTAGGTTATCGGTCGGCCCCGATGTCACCGAGGGCGGTGTACGGGACTTACTGGCTGATGGTGTGATTGAACCTGTAGCATTGGTGCGCCAAGCCGTGCTGAGCGCAGGTGAAGTCACCAACGCCATTCTACGCATTGACGACATTGTGGCTCGTCGCCCCGTACAGTGATACCATGGGTAAATTGATGGACAAGTTGAGGCAGAAGTGCCCTGTATGTAAGGCACACGAGATACCTCGCCGCCTGCGTGGTCGCTTCATTGACTACGACAGCGAGCGTGTGTACCTCTTGCACTGTCGCAAGTGTGGCTTCTTTTGGCTTGACCCATCGGTAAAGAAACTCAAGCCGTATCGTTTGAAGGGTGTTTATTTGCACCCGTCAATGGACGAAGAAGAGTGAATCACATTTGTTGCATGACATTGCCGGGAAGCATTTGCACATTGTCGGGGTTGCCCTTTCTGCCTTGTCGTTCCATAAAGCGGTTGAATACTTCTTCAAACGCCTCGCTGTCTCTTGGACTCATTTCACCGTATTCCTGCGGTTCATATGGTTTAAAATCCGTTTGGAAATAATTCATGGGTGAAGGAGCGGCACCGGGTATTTGCAAGAGGTTAAGAACAGCATCGGGTGTACTATCGGGCCGATTGCTCACAGACACACCGGGGTCTTTGTCGCTTAATATCCCTGCTTGTGAGCCATCACCATAATTACGAGTGTCCATTCCAGTTGGTAATTGCACTATCGGGCCTCTTCTTCCGAACATTCGCGCATATTTATCAGTCGGCATATCGGTGTACCGGGAAGGATTATTTCTCAAACTAAATCTTGGATAATAACCAGCCTCAGTTTTGATTTGTGCACTAAACGGCGATGGCTCTTCCTTCAGTTCATTTAAGACTGGGTTTAACCTTCTATGCACATGACCGGCTATCGCAGGGTGCATCGCTTGACTCGTCGCCGACGAAGAAAAAGCACCCCCTTTGGGGTCACGAACACGGTATTCGGGGTCTGCTTTGAGTAATGACCACGCTAAATCCATCGGCTTCATTAAAACACCCATGAAGTCAAACTACTAAAAATCACTGCAAGCGCACAAAGGTTGGGTCGGTGGCGTGGCTCACCGTACATACGAAGCGTGCATAGCCTCCGTCAGCGTCAGCGGTATCACCAATGGCTGATGTGGTGGAGTTGGTCAATGCGAATGTGCCGGTGTTTGAACCATGAGTGTTTTTAATTTCAATGATGTAGCCAGCAGGGAATGGGCCGCTGGTGGTGATGGTGAATGTACCACTTGGTGTCAGCACGAGGATGTTCGCATCAGCGGCAGTGAGGTCAATACTCGTGGCTGTGCTGGTCAACACACGGTCAAACACAGAACGGGTGTATCTGTCAGCGGCATTTGCACCAAAAGTTCCACTGTAATACAACACATCCTTGCCGTTGTCGCCTGCTGTCGTGCTGGTGATTTGCGCCCCAAATGATTGCCATAATGCACCAAAACGACAAGCCGCCGTACTAAGGTTTCCTGTGTCTTGGTTGTAAGCATCAAGTTCAGTGTGTGAATCAACGGGAGTGGTAGCACCCACGGCTCCACTGGTCACTGGTGATAGGTACAGCGGTGTAGGACGCACGAACACTCTTTTGTCGTTACTTTCGCTGATGCTCAAATCAAGGTAGTTTGTACCACCACCTCCATCGGGGCCACCTGTTGCAGAATACACAACACGAATGACCGCAAGCACTACGCTTTGCGTCACATCAAGCCCGCTGGACTTTGGATTGCTGAGGAAAGCAGATGGGGTGGTTGGGTAGGTGTTGGAGGCTGTCGTCACCGCCGAGCCAAGTTCCCATGTGATGCACTGGTTGGCTGTGTCGGTAGAAACATACACAACGATGAGTGCTTCTTGCCCGCTGGAAAGTGCGCTGTAGGAAGCACGCTTGTGTGCGCTTGCATTTGAAAACTCCACAAGTTGAGAACCACCCGGCCCACCTGCAAACTTGTACAATACACCGTCAAGCACTGCATGTCCACCCACAATTCGTATGCTGTAAGTATTCGTGTCTTGTTCACATACGCCCGGTAGGTCTTCGGGTGTGTTGCGGCTACTTGCCGTACCCGCCGTGTCTTCCTCAAGAATGATGCCATTTCCATGCACACCCTCAAGCATGTTTGTGAGGGACGGACTGGTGATGTGTTGCCCGTCTTTCAAACTGTCCGTAAACACCCCACTACCTGTCATGGATGCTTGGTTTGCCGCTGTGTGTCCCGATAGTGGATTGCCTGTCATTATGCCACCTCAATTGCAATTTGGATTTTGAGTTCATTTGCTGATGATTTGGTTATCGGTGCAATCGTGTACCGTGCCACGGGTGTGAAATCGTTTGTATCACGAAACTGGATGTACACCTCTTTTATTTGGTCAGCAAATGTGGTGTCGTAAGGCAACTCAGCCTCAACGAGTAGAGAGGTGTCGTCCACGATGGTGATGGTAGGGACGAGGGTGACAGCAGGGCGACCTGCCGAGCCATCGTCGGTGGTGGCTGGTGTGCCATCAAAGCCCAAAATGACCTCGTTGATGTTGCTGGCGAGTGTGTCAAGCAACAGTCGTCGCATGTAGTCGCTAATCGGCATAGATGTTCCTCCGCTCCCTCGTCTTGTTCACACCGATGGGCAAGCCGTTCTTGCCGATTTTGCCTCTATCGTGCGTTCCTTTCACACCACCGATGAGGTATGCTGTGTTAAATACTCCTCTTTCTTTAACCACTGATACGATACGCAACTCCACCTTGCCGAACAAGGCCAAGTTCTGTTCTACTACCTGCACATAGGTAGCGGGGTTGCTATCGTTTGCACCCACGCTACTACCCTCAGCCACGCCTTGTAAGATACCCTCAATACCCGTGTCAAGGTTCATCATCGTAAGGTCGCTCATGTTCTTCATTGGCATGTGTTTGATTTCCGTGACGACCTTATTGCCGCCGTCATACTTGACCGTCATACCGGGGCGCAAGTTGAGCAGGTTGAGGTGGCCACCACTGGATATGGAGCCACGGATGAGCGAGCGTGATTTGAGTACCTGTCGTGCGACACGACGGGCGGCGTTGGTGGTGCGGGCGGTGTTGTCCACGATGGGTGCGCTGTCCTCTCGCACCTCCTCTACCTGTCCTTCTACATCGTCCACCGTGACAATCACCAAGTCATTGAGAGCCAACGGCTGGCCTTGCACAGTGACACGGTTAGAGATGTTCTCAATCGGGTTATCGGTCTTGGCACCGAATCGCAAGTTCTTGTCCACGAACACGCTTGCCTCGCTGAATGTGATGGGAATGTACAGCAGGTTGCCAAAGCGGTCAAGCAGGAGCATACGGCTGTCGTGACGGCCAAGGAAACGCAGGGCTGTCATGAGGTTCATGTTGTTGAAGTCTTGACCTACAAAGCGTGTGCTGTGCTTGCGTGCCGATGATGCGGTGACATTCTGTGGGCGTGAGATGTTCACGCTGGTTGCGCCGCTGTTGATGGACTCGCCAAGGCGCACAGCCAAGTCTGTGGTACGCAGGCCCACATCTACAGGCTGGCCGAGTTTGACAGTGCGACCAGTAAATCCGATACCGTCCAGCGTCTTGCCTTTCATGTTCCGTAGATTTACCAACACACCAAACGATGATGATTCAACCGTGTGCGGCAACAGGCGTTGCGCTGATGCGTCAGCGTTGTAGATGAGCATGGGGCTGTTGGTGCTGGAAATTAAATCATCAGCAAAAAAAGGGGCCGTATTGAGTGAATGGCCGGGGGTGTTGTTATGCGACAACTGAATGTACGATTCGCCCTCAAGGATGCGATAGTTGCGTTGCGGCATCACTTGTAAATTACGAGTGTTTTTCTTTTCTATCGTGACCTTGGCCTTGTTTGCCTTCTGCACGCTGATGCGACCGTGATGAATGGCGTTGTCCACAAACACAGGCTTACGCACATGGGTCATGACCTCATCTGCGTCAGTGCTGTACCGACCAGTCCTTGTGTTCTTGAGGACGGTCATTCACACCGCTCCTTCAAGTGTTCCCATGCTTTTTTCATGGGTAATTTTTTGCCCTTTGGGGTTTTTTTCTCAAACTCACGAGCCATTTTTGGATGTTTGGCATACATGAAACGCCGCTGTGCTTGACTTACGAATGGCACATGACCTCACCTCAGCAGTTCCATCGCTTCAAAGCCGCTCCTTTGGGTGTCAGTTTACCTTTCTTGCTGGTCGGGCCTTTTACGCCCGACATGCGAGCGCAAAACGACTTACGACGCTTTGCCTTCTTTGAACCGGGCTTGAGTTTGCTCGGCTTGGTTGTCACTGGCGGCTTGAGGTTCGCACCCTCTTTACGCTTAGCGGCGGCACGACCCTTGGCATTTAGTCCGCCTTTGCGGTGGTGCTTGTTTGGGTTGTAGCCATGGAATGGTTTACTCTTCTTCTTGGCTTTCATCACTGCAAAGGCCAGTTCAGCAGGGGAACAGCAATCACAAAACTCGTAGTCCATCACGAAGCATCACCACTGTGGTCATTTGAGTTGTAGGACACATCTCCTTTATGGCCTTTGGGATGCAGGGATTGGGAGAAACGAGGGTGGACGGTGTAATCCATGCGCTCTTCTTTGCTCTCGCCCTCTTGATGGGTGCGACGGCGAGCGGCATCAGCACGGTAGTGTTGCAGGGTGTTTTCGCTCATCACGACACGGGTAATCTCGTTGTCCAATAACGATGAATCAAATCCAGTAGCGGCGGTACCGATAATTTTCGGGCCTTGACTCATTGGCACAGTGTCACTTGTACTGATGTCCATGTAGTATGCGGGTGCATAAGGTGGGTTGGTGTCGGGATTGGTGCTACGAATGTAGGAGCCTGCCGATGCTTGACCGTTGGTTGTCTCGTACACATATAGCCCGTATTTACCACCAGCGGTGGCACCGAAGTAGTTGCTACCGTACTGTGGGCTTGACGAGTGTAGGTTGAGGTTAGAGCGGAACATTTCAGCATGTTGTTTGTCCAGTAAACGAACTGGGCGCAACATGTACGAAATGCGTTTGTCGGTAAGGTTAGTACGCTGATGGCCGTTGGTGTCGGTTTGATACGGGTTGCTGGACTTCCATTGTGAAACATTGTTTGTGAATCCGTATTTTTCTGCAAGGTAGCCTTCTACTTGTCTTTCTTCCTCAGTGGTCATTGCACGATTGTACTGTATTACTTCTGCAATTTTTCCATTTAAGTAAAATGACGCAGGTACATTACCAACAATATAGCCTCCTGTGTCTGCTTTCCAAAAGGCACTTGTTGCAGTGTAATTTCCTGCGCCTTGTAGGTTCAATTTGAGGGTGGCGGTACTTCCATTACCATCACCACCAGTGATAGAGGCAGTGACCAATTCAGCCTGTCCACCCACTGCGCTGTTTGTTGCTGAACTCACCGTAGCCCACCCAGTGTCAGCACCTCCCCACCACTGCCACCTGTTGTTTGAATCCATTCGGATGTACAGATTAAATCCACTACGAGTGACTGGACTACCTGCTCTTGACTCAATGATTCCATGAATACCACCATCATCGGCGTCTGCCCAAGCGACAACAAACACTGTCATTTCAGCAGTGTTTAAACGAGCGTCAAATGGTGTTTCCAATTTATCGTCGCCGTCGCAATCTACAACGGGCATGTTGTTTACATTGGATGATGAGGCAATATAGGATGGTTGGTTGGATGCAGTAGATTGTGTGAACTCAAAGCCATGCGGCCCGCTGTCTTTCCATGAAGTGACAGCCGCCCCATCTGCCAAATCAAGGCTGTCGGCTTTGAGCCACAACACCATGCCCGATGTTGGTATGCCACCCCATTCTGTGTCGTCAATCGGTGATACGAAGTTGCGGGCTTCTGCGATGTAGGTACCACCGAGTGGGTTGAAGTTGGAGGTATGGGAAAGACGCATAGCACCACCCTGTGGTTGGCCACTGAAATCAAGAGCGGTGAGGTCGTAGTGGCCAATTGTTTGCGAGCCTGCTTGCATACCACCATGCACGATGACACGCTGGCCCACACCACGGTCAGTATGCAGACTGTGAGCCTCAGTGTTGATGGCTATGAGGTTGTCATCCACACCCTCTACATTCTCGGTGTCAAGCCCGATACGGGGCGCACTGCGGCTCACAGCGTCCTTGTGTGGCGAGTCGCCACTCACTGTCTCCACACGGTCGCTTACCACGGCTTCGGGTTTGAGGAGGCCGTCTTCTGCGATGTCAAGGCGCGCACTGATACCACGGGGTACCTCGTCAGCCTGTAACACATCGTTGCGGGCACGGATGTACCCGTCGTTCATGTTTGGTTCAGCGGTATGATGAGATAGAACAACACCCGATGCGTGATACGGCTCGTCAAGGGCTGTCAGCACATCTTCGTTGAAGGCAGTGGGGTATCGCAATCCACGCCCGTGCCCGTCGTCGCCAACACGATGAGCGTTGGTAGGGAAGTACACATCCACAAGTTCAGTAGCATTGTTGTTATTGGTGTTGTTAAGCCGTCCACCAAAGCGTGGAACAGTGATACCCACACCAACGGTCAAGTCGCCGATGCTTCTGTCAATCAAGCCCTTCATGTTGACAATCGGCTTTCCGCTGTTGTAGATTCGTCGGTATGGTGTACGGTCGCTTGTACGGTCATATTCGTACACATCGGCGGCATCCCAAGCGGGGCGAATACCAAAACCACGAACAGGGTGACGGCGTACATCCTCACCACGGGTGTTGCCCCACCAATCCACCAAGTAGTAGGCTACAGCCTCGTCCAACTTGTGAATGTTCTTACCCTCACTATCTCCCCACCAATCACGAAGCACAGTGTTACTGTTTCGTAGTGTGCGTACAGGACAACCAAACGGGCGAGCGACACGCATTCCATCGCTGTAGCGCACCTGCCATTCGGGTTTATCCACACCAAGCATACCGGAGAAGTTGGTCTGCCGCTCCATGATACCGATTTGTGCGTGCGGGTATGCGCCAGCCGTTGGGTCACTTCCTTCACCACCGCCATATGTCCATGTAGGTTCAGCCTCGCTTTGCACAAGTGGCCCGTGTGGGTAGCCTACGACATTGTTGGTAGTCGTCACAGCCGCCTCACGGAAAGCACGCATACCGTACAACGACCACTGTGGTTTGTTGTATGGTTGGCGCAAGCCAATACGATAACCGAATGGTCGGGTACGAGTAGGGTTGCTGATGCTATCGTAGGAGGTTTTGCTAACGCCACTACTCACCGTGTACGAACCGTCGTCATCAGCGTCAGTCCACACCGGGCCGTCAAAGGTGTATTCTCGTGGGAAGTCCCATGCGGCTGAGACATACCCATATCCGTCAAGTCGGCTCACCAACGGGCCACCACGACTACCACATGGCCAGTAGTGGTTGAGGTTGGTCTTGGTTGCGGTATCGGAAGAATCAGCCTGTCCACCCTGTGGGTCAAAGTTACCAGCATTTAACGGGCTACCAAAGGTTGTGTCCAAAGCATGTGCCGTCTGTAGGCTACCTGTAGCATGGAGTTCTATAGTGGAACCAATCGGTATAGTAGCAACAATTGACTCAGCAACAACAAGAAGACCAAGTGTTGCGTTATCACTTGCTACAGTGTAAGCGATACCATCAATCATTATTTTTGTGCCACCAGTGAGAGTCGCAGTTCTTGAAGGAGAACCACCGCTTCTTGATGTGGTTATAGTTTTACTGGGAATATCTACCGATGCCACAGTAGATGGTACATTCGTTCCCAACGAAGCATGGGCAATCAATTGATATGGGGGAGACAGCGTTTTTCGGTCAAACGCAAACGGGCCAAGGCTGGCGTAATATGCCGCATCGTGGTAGTGTACAGTCTCAAAGTGTTCGGGCATACTGTTGAGTGGCTTCTTATCCACAGCACGGTCAGTCAACGGGTTAAGCCATGTACGGCTGGAATCCGAGTAAAAAGTGTGAGGTCGGCCAAGGTTGGGGTGCCACAGGCACAGGAAAGCATCAGCCAAGTGTAGGCTGTTGGTGTCTCGGCTACCCTGTAGCATCTGTGGTAGAATGCGTGTTACCATACTTGTCTTGGAGTCTGTAAAGATAGCACCAGCAGGGCGGAAGTCGTAGGCACGGGTGAGGCGCAATTTCGTGCCAGCGGTTAGTTTGCTCATGAAAGTATTATTCGCAACAATGGTGAATTGTTTTGGTTTGTTCATGTTAGTCGCATCGTACCCACTGCGCTCCGTGTAGGTGTGTGTGCGGCGCACCCCGTCTGCATCTATGTACTCCAACTTGTTGCCATAATACGGCTTTTGTGGGAAACCACGAGCATCGTCAACGGTAATTGTTGTGTCAGTAGATGGGCTGGATGGTGTGACTGTCACAGTACACACAGGGTTGAGGCTGATATTCTCAAGCACTTCGTGGTACAAGTCCGGGTAAAGGCTTGGATAACCTGCAAGTGTGATTTGACAAGCGATGCTACCAGCACTGGCACGCAGGAACTCGTAGTAGTTGTCAAGACGGTGATGGTTGAGATGGCGGAATCCTGTAGCGTCAACATGGTCGGGGCCGTCTTTGTGTACGATGCTCCACCACGGTATGTTGGTGGTCATACCCGGTGTAGAGTGGTCAAACATTTGCGGGTGGTAAGGCAGTGAACGCTTGACAAAAGCAGGGCTTTCGGTTGCCTGCACACCCAATGCGTTGTACAACATCAATGGCGGGATGTTGGTAAATTGGCTACCATGGTCGGGGTCGTGGTCAAGAATAAGTTCGTTGATGAACACCTCACATCCACGCACATCAGCCATCGTAGCCTCAGCCAACACAAGAGCGACCGCACCCGTAGCACTGTCGGGTTCACGCAAGCCCACAACAAGCGCAACTTGCTGGCTGGTCAATTCATTGACAGTCCCATCGGGCAACCCTGTAGCCGCACCGTTAGCGTGATAGCCAATAAACTGCGATTTGTGCAAGTTAGGTTGAATGACAATTTGGTATGCACCCACCTCGCTTGGGTCGGGGAAGTGATGACGCAGGGTGTAGGTAGCGGCGGCTTCCAGCACGATGGTATGTCCACCAGCGGCATTGACAACACCAGCCTGTCCCTCGGATGCCAGCACACCGTAGCCATCACTACGAATCTTAGATTCAAACATCAACGAGAATGCTCCACCGTGAATATCGCTTGGCCCACTGGGTGTGGCTGTTAGCGCACCAAAGGTATGCAGGGTATCGTAGCCGTACAGGTTTTGAGTGAGTGTAGTAGAAATATCGGTCTTAAGGTCATCAAGGTCTTGTTCTTCCATTAGTACAAATTCATGTGGTTTGACCGTAGCAGAACGGATTGCTCGGTGTTTGTTGTACAACCCTTGGTATGCAGGATGAGCGAAGTGGCCCGGTAGCATGGCCATGGTGGGATTGACAAAGTGATGTCCCATTCGTGGGAGGGGCAACGGAGACAGTTGAGGTTCTTTGTACACATCGTTACACAGCGTTGAGTCCAGCGTCAAACCGTCCACATAATTGGTGTGTGCAGTATCGGGACTGTTGCCACTTACTTCAGCATGGTCACGCAGGCGACGAGCGGCAAAGAAGCGAGTGCTACCGGCAGGGATGTAATACGAAGGTACGACTTTGAGTGTTGTGATAGACGACTTGACCAATTCAGCGAAATCAGCATCACCGACACAACCAGTGAAAGTAGAACCAGCGATGTTTGTAAAAGAAGCAACCCCACCTTTGTCGGTTGTAGGGTCATACAGACGCAAAAACCTACGATGGGGCGGAGTGGGGTCACGAATTGTTTCACTGAACAAGGAAGCATCGGGAGCGGCATTAACGGTAAGCGTGGTACCACTGTACGACACAGCCGTCAATTCAGCGTTGACCACACCACCAGCGTGGGTGTAGAAGGTTGGGTGGCGGTGGCTGTGCGTGTTGCCGTTCTTCGTGATATGGAAGAACAGCGTGCGGTCGTGCAATTCGTATGATGTCTCAAGTGGCGCATTGCCCGTGGCCGACTCCCACCCTGCATAGGTAGGGTCGGGGAACGAGCCTTGGCTGATGTGTTCCCAGTTGTGGTCGCTGAATGTTCCACCAAGGCGTGGCCCCTTCGTATCATCAGTAAACAAATGTTTGATGCTACTGCTTGACATTGGGCGCATCATGCCGCCCGTGCCCATGCTCTCATTTTGGTAGGCTTGCAGACGGTCAAATCCAGCACGCACGAGAAGGTTGCCGGGGATGCTATCGGGATGGGGCAGACGCACCTTGAGGTTAGGCTCTACGCCACTGCCTGCGGTTGCAGGTGCAAGCCCTTCTGCGCTACGGTCGGACACGGCGTTGAAGGTGCGAATAATCGTACCGAATGGCGAGCCGCCCTCAATGATGTGGACTTGTCCTGTGTCGTCTTCAACTTGCATTTCCTCAAACTGCAATTCCTCGTTGGGGATGGCTAACACATTCCGCAACTCATCGGGATGTGCGGCGGCAATCTGTGGGTGTGCCAATTCCTGCGCCTGTATGATGGGGAACATGGCACTGTTGGTCGTTTCAAACGAGAAGCGGTTGATACCGTACAGTTTTTCACCCGTTGTGTAGCCAGTATTACTGCTCACTCGTGTGACAAACGGTACAGCACCAAGCCCACGAGCATTGACAGCGGGAAGTGAGAGGTTGCCGCCGTCCATGCGTTTCCACACGATGTGTTCTACGGAGAAGTTCTTGGCTGGTGAGCGTTGATTCATCTTGAAAGCATTGGTGTCGCCAAGCCAGTAATTGGCATCATCACCATATCGGTCAAGTTCAGCACTGGTACTGGTCTTCATGTCAGTGATGAGATTACGCTCAACATCGGTAGCATCTTCTAAAAAGAAACTGCCGGGGCTTTGGTCAAGGTCAAAGAATAAATCACCAGTCTTTGCATAACAAGGCTCAGCGTTGAACAACACACTGTCAGCGGCCAAAGGCCCGTTGAATTGGAATGGAGTAGATGGAATGTCGTCGGTAGGTACACCCACAGGGCCAGTCACCAGTGCCTCAATGTTCGGCCCACCATGAGCAGGCGCAACGAACCTATCCACGCCGTGAATACGCTCGTCCCACTGTGCTGTACCAGCAAAGGTGATGGCTGTAGCGGCGGCTACACTACCGGCAGTCTTGTTCACAACCGCTAACCAGTCACCTGTGGCGGTGATACCATCACGGTCACGCTTTGCCACCAGCGGGAACTCAGCCTCGTATGAAATCACGAGGAATGCACGACCAAACACACCTTGGGTATGATGAAGCGCACGGGGCACAGCATCCTTGTCAGCGATGTGTAGGGGATTAGCATAGTAGCCACCGGAAGGATAATCCTCCACATCATCGTAAGTTGCCGCCGCTGTTGTAGTGTAATTCCATGAGTAAGGAGATGTCAAAACCGAATCGGATGGTTTTCCGGCACCATCATTTCGGTTGTTCAACGGCCCGCTGGCTTCGGGACTGTTACGCATGGGCGTGAAGTGCGGCAGGTGGCTGAAGGTACTCATTGCACTTGAGGCTGGCCCGTAGGGTGAGAAACCCAACATGGGGTGCCAAGCACCCAAGCCAGCCCCGTAACCTTGTGTGCCTACCTTGAGTGAGTTGAGGTACGAATAACGCTCACCAGCCCACCCCATGACACCCGTAGGTCGTGTACGGTCAATAGCGTCAACAACACCGCTAAAGTGAACACGAGTCATGTGGTCGCGGGCTGTTGCGTTTTCGTTGTTGTAGTAGTGAACACCCGACTTGCTCCATATGAAGAGTTTGGTAGGTAGTGGGTCGGGAAGTGCTGGTGGAGTTGGAGGTGCTAAACTCATACCGGGTACAGTGATTGGCGTTGTGCCAGCGCACTTGTCATTCCACGAGGTAATGTCCTCAAACTGCGCTTTACCTGTGATTCGGTTTGGTGCAAGCCAAAATCGCACTGTCCATGTGCCGCTGTTGTCGTACACTTCACGAGAATGATACGGTGCAAAGGCTGGACAGGGAGCCGAGCCGTGAACTGGTCGCCCACCATCGTCGGTACGAATCCAACCACACGCAGGGATTTGCTCAAGTGTTGCTTGAGTAGCACCGCTGATAAAACCCTCAATGTAGGACTGTGATGAAGAGGCGGTGGCGTTGTGGTACACTTGATTCCATTCAAGTTCAATCCACCCGTAGCGGTCTT